TAATCATCTTCAGTTGATGAGAATATCGAACCCATAAAAATAGCATTTGGTTGTATGTCTATTCCTAAGTCTCTTAAGTCAAAATCCGCCCTTGTTATACCAACATTACATAAATCGTCTTGTCCCCAAAATGGATTTACATCAATATCTATGGTAGAAGTCACTATTTGTGGTAAACTATCTAAATCCTCAGACGATTTGAAGTATTGACCGTTAAAATCGTTTTCAACGCCCATTCCCATCCTTATCAAATCATCAGGCGTTAATGAAAATTCACCTATGTTTGATAAATCTAAATCCATAACCAATTTTTGTGACCCAAGTGGAACACCAACAATCATAAAATCCCCCGAATCGTTAGATCTGACAGTATATTTATAATATTTGTCGTAAATTTCTAACACCTCTTTTCTTGTGAGAACATCCATTCTACTTGGAAATGTCCCTGTCGGTGTGTGGCCTAAATATTCAGGTATATAAGGTAATAGATTATATCTATATCCATCTTCATTTTTATTGGTTAGGTTTTTGTAAGGATAAAGTGTTGAAATTATGGGGTTGTTTTCGTCGACGTCATCTAACGGCACAAAAATAGATAGATTTACGTTTGGTATCCCAAAACCTCCGTTCGCAACAACCCTTCCCGCAACCACACCATAGTCAGCACAGAATTGTGAATATATATCTTCTTGTTTTAATTTTAAAGATAGGATTTCTAAGAAATCAAAATCTTGTTCTATATTAATTCTAACCTCTCTGTCGGTACCTATCTTGGTGGGAAATCTGTATGATTTTGGCATTAAGTTATTTTTATGATAAATAGTTATTTATCATAATTTTAATTTTAAATTAAAAAAAGTATACTTAAAAATACTTTATGAAAAGTCAACAGTACTCAAATTTTTAATTTTAACTTTAATATCTTTTTCAGGAAATCTTATTTGATAAATTTGGTTTGGTTCTGCATAAATAATATCATCAACCAAATCAATTTGTTTTGTTGAACTGTCTACATATTTTTGTGATGTCTCAGAACTCGAATATTGTCCACCCGTCTTATTAAATATCTTTAAATCCGTTGTTGTGTTCACACCAGGGATGTCTTGTATAATTCTTCTTATGTCCGATACATTAACATTTTTACCTAAGTTATTGGTCTGTGGTGATAAATATGAATTTATACTATCAACGATATTAGTTATAACTTGTCCCTGATTTTCTGTGGATTGCATTTGTACTGAAACTTCAATTTCTAAATCTATAACTTGAGCACTTTGTACCGATATATAATCATTTATCATTCGATAGTTTGATAAATAATTAGCAATATTTTGTTTCAAGGTATTTGACACTAAAGACGTAAGACTTCCGTTTGAGTCGTATGATAATAACTCAATGGTAATTTTATTATCAATTTCTTTTATTGATACTTTTGCAGGTGCTCCGTACTTACTTGGCATCGTTTTAACTAAAGAATTATAATCATTAATTGTTACCGCTCTTTTTTGTGCCGCAAAATTAAATGAAACCATATTTCTTACCTCTTCAGTTGTTGGTAAGTTATTTCCTCCAATTGCCGCGGTAACATTGTTACATCTTAAACTTTGTATTACGTTGTTATTGATGTTTGATGATGGTCCGTTGACTTCAAAATTAACAACACCCAACTGATTGATACTATTAACACCGATATTCGATGCAGTACCACCCCCAACTCTATATCTTACAAATAAAGTCGTGTTAGCCTTAACTGTTCTACCTAAACCTATATTGTTTTGATAATCTTGTAAATTTAATGGTATACCTGTTCTTGAGAACTGTGCAAGTTGGTCGTCAGCGGTAACTGTAGCACCTCCGAAGGTTAACTTACAATAACCCTCAGGAGTAAATTCACTTATAAATCTGTTTTCAGTTTCGATGTATGTTCCAACTTTTATTCCTGGTTGGTCACTAACTTTTGTTGGGTCTTCAACAAAAACTTTAGATTCCGCTAGTGCATCAACTTCATACCATTTGTCGTTTGATGTTATAAACTCTGTATATGAGGGTGGGTTTGAAAAACTTATTCCGTCTTTTTGTATAACCGAACTTATACTAAGAACATTTCTTTCAGGTAAGAAAAATTCAAAAAATGGTCTTACGTCTTGTGGATTAATAACTCTCTTAAAAACTTTTGTTAGTCCGTTAACAACAACTTCTCTTTTGGTTAGTGTGTAGTTTACTATGTTATTGTTCGAATCAAAATTTGGGATTTTGGTTCTATTCGGAACTCCCTTACTGTTATAATTTGACGAAAAATCTATGTCATCAACGTTTTCAAACACTTGTCCCGCACCTATAAATTGTGACCCACTTCTTATAATTCCTAAATATCTTGAATCCTCTTGGTCACCAAAGGCGGGAACTGTTATAGAAACGTCTAATATTGAAACTGATGGTCTGTTACCCGGTATTTTTAATCCATAAGTTCTTGCTATATTGTATATAGACGATTTTTGTTGTGCGTATTGTAAAACAGTTTCTTGAATACTTCTATCAATATGATAATGTAAGTTGTCACCAATTGCTGCGTTTAAATCTAATAAAACAGAGAATACTGAAGCATCATTGAAATTATCTATTAAATTCGGATAATATTGTCTTGTAAAATTTATTAGGTCTTGTCTTAAACCTTCAAAATCTCTTTCCGTATAGGATATTTTTCTGTTTGCCATTTTATTAAATATTAACTATCACAAAATCTCTTGTGTCGAATGTACTATTCTTTATTGAATAGTTTATTTTTATTTTTGCGGTGTAGTCTTCAACACCCTCACCCGCAGTTCTATATATATCAAACATTTCGTAAGTTGCATCTTGTTCTACAAGATTCAATGTATCGAGTTGTGTTTTATCTTGGTCTGTATATGGTTCTATAGATATCTCATCTATTTGTAAATTAGGGATGTACTTATCAACAGAGTCTCTTATATCCGCTTTAATCGCGTCGAATGTCGGTCCATCCATTTGTTCAAATATGAATTCATAAATTCTTGTACCAAAATCAGGTAAATAATAACGAGACCCCTTTCTTGTTAGTATTAAATGTAAAAGGTCTGTTCTTATTTCTTCCTCCGCAGTTTTACTCAAAGAAAGGTATTTACCTTCAGTACTTTCCCTAAATGGAAAATTTATTCCATACGTTTTATTTATATCCATACATAATAAATATTCATAAAAATAATTTATAAAAAAACCCACCTTTCGGTGGGTTTTTCATTATCCTTCACATGCAACACATTGTAAATCATTCAAATTTAATTTCTTCCTTGCAAATGCTTGAGCCGAGTTCATGGAGTGTTGATAGTATAATGTTTTTACACCTAACTTCCAAGAATCAATCAAAAGTTTATTTACATCTTTTGTTGGCATATCAGGAGAAATCATAAGATTAAGTGATTGTGATTGGTCGATATAATCTTGTCTAATCGCCGCTTGATTGATAATTGATGCTTGATTAATTTCTGCGAATGTTCTAAAAACTTCTTTTTGTTCATCAGTTAAGAAATCAAGATGTTGTACTGAACCATCATTCTTTTTAATACTATTCCAAGTTGTTTTGGTATTCTTACCCAATTCAATTAAAAGTTTTTCTAATACAGGATTTTTAATTGTTACTTTCATTTTAGCAACATCCTTGACATAACAATTAGACCATATTGGTTCAATTGATTGAGATACTTGTCCCAAAATAAATGCCGATGAGGTGGTTGGTGCAATTGCATTAAGTGTAACATTTCTTCTACCATATCCCTCAAGATACTCAGGTTCTCCAAATTTCTCAGCCAATTCTTCTGATGCTTTGTATGACTTTTCTTTGATTAACTTAAACACCTCAACATTTAACCGTGCAGTATCTCTACTGTCAAATGGTAAATTTTTAGACTGTAGTAGGGAGTGCCAACCTAAAACACCAAGACCAAGTGCTCGTTGTCTTTTTGCAAAATTATAAGCCTTTTCTAAGTAGAAAAACGCTCTTTTACCTTCAATAGTACCGTTATCACGTATATCTTCAATTTTTGTTAAAAATTCTGTAACTACCGCATCCAAGAAGTAAGTCATCACCTCAACTGCATCACTATCTTTCCATTCATCATAATGAAGTAGATTCATAGATGATAAAACACAAACAAATGATTCTTCTTCTGAATTGTGAAGCGCGATTTCAGAACACAAATTAGAGTTATAAATCTTAGCACCTTTATCCTGATAAACCTCAGGTGATTTATTATTCATAGTATCGGTGAACATAATATAGGGATAACCAATTTCACCTCTTCTTTGAATTACCTTTGCCCAAATTGCTCTTTTTTCCGTGTCACCCTCAATCATCTCTTTCATAAACTCATCAGTAACAGTTACTGCATGTGTCAAGTCTTGTATTGGAAATCCTTCAGTACCAATTTCCAAAAATTCCATGATATCTGGATGTTCGACTGGTAGATATGGTGAAAATCTACCCCTACGAGTAGATCCCTGAGAGATGTTGTCAACGACACTTTGAAAAAGATTCATAAAGTGAACCGCTCCTGGTGCATGTCCGTTGTCAGTAATTTCAGCACCTCTACCCCTAATATTACCAAAGTAACCTGAAGTACCACCACCCATCTTACTCATCTCACCAACTTCCGCTTGTGTATATAGTATTGACTCAATGTTATCTCCAACATTTGACCCAAAACAACTCACAGGTAATCCTCTTTTTTTACCAAAATTAGCCCACACTGGAGAGGACAATGAATACCATCCTCTACCCATATAATCAAAAAACTTATCTGCAAAACCATCAATACCTAAAAGTTTTTCGGCGTGATTTGCAATTGTTTTGATTCTTTCCAAAGGTTCTTCCCCTTCACTCAAGTACCCTCTACGAAGGAAGGTAATTGATTCTTCATTAATCCAATCAAAAGGTTTTCTATTTTCCATTTTCTATATATCGTTATTAAAATAAATCGTTTGAAGTTATTGACTTTGATTTCTTACTGTAGTTAATACTTCTTTTATTGAAAAAGTCAGTATGTTTTGTTGTAAGAATTTCATCGTCAAACCATTCAGTGGTTTCTAATAAAGTATCGTTAATATCAAAGATATTTTCAATACCTATTGCATTTAAAGATAGATTAAATCTATTTTTAATAAATTCTAAAGTTTGGTTTTTGGTTAAGAAATCCAAATCACCTTTTTCAAATATCCATTCAATGATATCCATCTCAGCTTGATAAGCTTCTCTTGTAGAGATTATCAAATCTTCTTGAAGTTGTTCTGTCCACCATTCTGGATTTTCTTGTTTAATGAGGTTTACCAAATCAAATCCAAATTCCGCGTGAATATTTTCTTCTTTTGACGTGGCTTCAACGGCATTACTGATTCCCTTCAACATGTTTTTATGTTTGTTGAATGACATGATAACCAAAAACTGTGAAAATAATGAAACGTTTTCAACGAACATTGAAAATAGTACAACTGATTCAAAGTATTCTCTATCCTCAACAGCCTTTGAGTTGGTTATTGCTTTTTCCAAATACTTAATTCTTCTGCGTACTGCAGGTATTTGTAGAAGATTTTCAAATTCATTATTCAAACCCAATAGTTGAATCAAATGTGAGTATGCATCGGCGTGTCTAACTTCGGATTCTGCGAATGTTGCACCGACATTACCAATTTCAGGTTTTGGCATTCTCTTGTAGATGTCACCCCAAAATGATTTAACCGCAACCTCAACCTGAGAAATAGCCAACATTGCTCTTTCAAGTGCCGACCTTTCTTTTTCATTCAAATGAACCTTAAAGTCTTGGATATCTGAAGTGAAATTAAATTCAGTATGTACCCAATATGAATGTCTGATTGCATCAACATATTCATTTAAGTTTGGATACTCATAGGGTTTTAAGTTTGTTCTTTTTGCAAAGATATTTCTTCTACGTTTTGCACGATATAGAATATATTCTTTCGCAACATCGTTAAGTCCATTATCCATCAGTTTATTTTCCACCATGTCATGAACATCATCAACATGTGGTACTCTATCTTTGTTATTTCTAAACAAAGCCTTTGCGGATAACCTAGCTATTTTTTCGGCCATTTCATCATCAACCGCATCAATACTGTGCATTGATTTTAATATCGCCATTTCAATTTTATCCACCTCAAAAGGTACTTTAGTACCCGTTCTTTTTACGACGTAGCGTAAATCTCTCTCATTATTGTCATATATGTTTTCCATTTTTAAAAATTTTTGTGGGTTTATAAACTTGTTTCTTTTTGTTTTCTCTTTTCCAAAAGTTCTTTAATCCTTTCTCTGTTCCTTTCTTCTTTTTGTTCTTCAAGTCCCAAGAAAGTAACACTTTGTTCTGTGTCAATAACCAACATCTCATTATCAAACTTACAGTTTTCAAAAACAACACCATCTTTACCGATTCGTGATTTGGTAATTGCGATAGTGGCAAGGTTCATCTCCTTTTGTTGAAGAGATTTAGCAACAGAGATAATAACGTGACCAACTTGAGCCTTCTTAATCGACCCACCCATTTGGTCTGTCGTAACAACCTCAGATGAGATTGAGTTTCTGTTACCTTGTGTCGCAGTCCAACCAACCAAGTTAAGTTCATGGTTCATCGCCTCAAAACTTCTCATAACCGAACCTTCACTCTTCCATTCATCACCCAAGTTTTTATCAGGAACCACACAATCAATGTAGTCCAAAACAACCATATCTATCTTAGTACCTTCAGCCATCATTTTACGAATCTGATTCTTAATCTGATTCATTGTCAAAGTGTCAGATGGTAACTTTTTTAAGATAAGTTTATTGGGTGCATTTTCCTGAATGTCTCTAACTTTTGCAAGGACTTTATCCTTATGCATTGACAACAAATCAGGCGCGATTTCAGTCCATAAAGTGAAGTGTTTTCTTTGAATAATTTTTGGGTTGTCCTCAAAGAAAATTTGAAGGACATTATAACCCAAATTAAATGCGTGATTGGCTATTTTTGTCAATAATGTTGACTTACCAACACCTGTCGGAGCGAGAACAACACCCAACTCCCCTTTTGCTATACCACCCTTTAACAGGTTGTCAATTCCGGGAATTCCCATAGGGATAGGATGTCTAAAGTCCTCCTCCAATACATCATCCAAATTAGAGAAAACATCAGCAGTACCAGTGTCAACTTCACCCACCTGAAGGGCTTCACGAACCATTTCCTCAAGATGGTCATAACTTTCAAAATCACCTTTGTCGATAATTTTTTGTGCTTTACCCATAACTTTTTGTAGTTCCTGTTGTTTACAGAACTTCAAAGCTTTTTCCTGAACAAATGTTTCACCTTCAGCAGGTGCGTCCTTAACTTGTTCAACCATATCCAATACCATCTTCTGTGCCATCGGCGATGACACTTCAGATTTAACAAGTTGTTCCAAAGTATTATAAGAAGGAGTATGTTCGTATTTTACATAATACTCCTTAACAATTTGCATAATCAACTTGAAGTATTGATTGTCAAAATATTTTGGTTCGATAACATCAACAATAGAAGACGCAAAATCCTTGTAAAGGATAATGTTATTAAGTAATTGTATTTGAAATGTGTTACCAAGATATCCAAAATTTTTCTCCTTCGACATGTATATAGTTTTTAGTAGTTGAACTGTTTAAATAAATATACTCAAGTTAGACTATATCCCATAAAATCGCATGTCAATTTGTCAGTTGAGAAAACATCCGTCAACGACTTCAAAACGTACTTCAAATTTGGACGTACATCTACGGTATACCGTACTTTAGGGGGGTAAATTTTACCATCCCATGACCGTTGGAAGATGATTTTGTCATTCAACTTGATGAAAATATTAAAGTTTTCTTCATCGTCTGTCATAGATGTTTCGATGATTTGAGGGTCTTCCATAATCTGAAACTGGTTGTCCAACATGTACCAAACAGTCTTTGATTTCAAATTGTTATGAATCTTTTGGTAGATATCATAAACAACATCATTCAAATCGATACTATTTTTCGTATCAGGATTATAACCTTTAACATTATAATACCTTTGTACGATAATGTTGTCGTTCAATGTCAATAGGAACTCCATCTTTGTGATTTCACCTTTCTCTTTAGTCATTTTTTGATTTTTTTTGTTTGTTAAAATTTCTTTTTTCTTTT